ATCGGAGGGATCACGCCCCGCCGGGCGTGGTCGTGGTGACCGCCACGGTCGGGCTGGTGCCGCCGGTCAGGCCGGCACTGCTCGCGGTCATCTGCGCCACGTCCGTACCGGCGAGCACCCCGGTGAACGTCACCGCCACGGGCGTGCCGGGGTGCGGTCCGCCGGTGCAGGCCACGTTGCCGCTGCCGATGTTCGACAGTGCGGCCAGCGCGGTGCGTACCTGCGTAGCGGTGGCGTTGTAGACGATGGGGCCCGTGGTCTGCCCGGAGTACGTCAGCGTGTACGTACCGCCCGTCGGCCCGCCCGTGATCGCGACCGACTGCTCCTCGCTGGACAGCGGCTTCAGGTCACGCCAGCCCGGCCCGTCGATCCACGTCTGCACGTCCGTGCCGACGATCTCGTCGATGTACCCCTGGTAGGTGACCTTGCGGGTGATCGCCTCGGTGCGGGTCCACTGCTCGTCGTCGCGGTCCGTGCGCAGCGCGGAGGGCATGTGCTTGACGACGTAGATCGCGTTGCCCGTCACCTTGTTGAGGTCGCGGGCGATGAAGACGAGGCGCCGGTAGAGGGTGGGCGGGCTGGCCGGACGTGACCAGGACCAGGCCGCCGTGCCCATGGCCGGGAAGTGATCGAGCGGCAGGTTCTCGTACAGGCACACCGCGGCCGCGTTGGTCTCCTGCGGTGTCCACTCTGCGGTCTGGGTGTCGGTCTCGACGTCCGAGCGGGTCGGCGAGGCGGCCTGTCCGGACTCGACGTCGGACATGCCCAGGTCGCCGGAGAAGGTGACGCCGTCGCCGTCGGTGTAGCCCACCGGCAGGTAGCCGGCCGGGAGCTCCTGGAGGACGCCCTCGGTGTCGAAGGCGTTGGTCAGGGCGGGCGCGTCGGCGTCCGCCGCGAAGATTGCGTAGGTCAGGGCCTTGCGGATCAGCGACGTGCGAAGCGCCGCCATCTGATCGAAGTTCGCCGCGGGCATGCCGGGCTCCTTCCATGACGAAGCCCCGCCAACAGGGTGCGGGCGGGGCGGTGGATGGGTGCTGCGGTCAGGCGCGGACCGGCGCGCGGCGGGTGAGCCGGTAGGAGGCGACCGTCCTGCGGACGGCCGGGTTGTTGTAGGTCACGAAGCCGGGCAGTGCGTCCGGTTCGACGTCATCGACGGCCAGGCCGCCGGCGTGCTGCCCGCGCATCGCGAGCATCGACTCGTGCGCGGCGTCGGCGAGTTGCCACATGGCGCTGCGGGTCGCGGCGAACGCCTGCACGTCCAGGCTGGCGGTGCCGGACACGCCGTCATCGCCGCCCCCGGGCACGACGGCAACGAACAGCAGCGGCACCACCTGCTCCAGCGTGGACGGCAGTTCGTTGACCACCCGCACCCCGGGGTGCCGGGCGCGCAGCCACAGGGTGGCCGCGTACTCGATGTCGGGCACTGGGCCTCACCCGCCGTCCTGGAGGATCGGGCCGACCTGCGCTGCCCGCCCCAGGATTCGCCTGCGCTCCTGGGCGTTGTCGCCGAACTCGACGGCCTCGCCGTCCTCACGGTCGGCGATCACGCGGGCGGTGGGCCGGCCGCGGGGCCGGGTGTCCTCCTCCACGTAGATCGCCTCCGCGAACTCCTCGGAGACCTCCGCCCGCGCCAGCGACTTCGCGCGGGGTTCGATCGCACCGGCGACCTGCCGCAGCGCCCGCCGTACCTGCGCCGAGCGCATCACCTGGCCGATCCCCCGGGGGTCCGGTTCGAACCTGCCTTGCCTGGCCATCAGCCCGTCACCTCCATGAGGATCGCTTCCGCGTGGTCCAGGACGCCACCGAACGAGCGGTGCACCCCCGGGTCGCCGTCGACCTCGAATGTCCGGCCGTCGAACTCCACACGGTCGGACGGCTTCAGCCCTAGACCGGCAGGCCCGGCCAGCCTCCACCGGGTGACGACCTGCGTCTTGCCCTCGATGACCTCCGTGCTGGACATGGGCTGGACGTTGCAGCCCGAGACGTCGACTGGAGTCGGCGTCCACGTCTCGTTGCCGCGGTCGTCCTCGCCTTTGACCATGCGGATCACGGTGACCGTGTCGCGGTACAGCGGATTGTTGATCACGAGCCGTCACCCCGGTTCAGCCGGTAAGCGGCCACCACTTCCGACCACTGAGAGGTCACGCCCACCGCAGCGGTCGCGGCGAACGTCACCGATTCGGAGCCGGTCGACACCTGCGCGATCGCCGGATCGACGCGGTAGATGACGCGCGCCTGGTCCACGACCACCTCGGCGATGTCGGAGGGGACCAGCGCCAGGCCGTGGTCATAGGTGACGTCGATCGGAGCATCCGCAGGCCAGCACCCATCGGTGCGCTTCAGGACGGCGGATCGGCGCAGCACCTTGTATCCGGTGACCGCCACGCCGTCCACCTCCACCAGCGTCACCGCGATGACCGGCGCGGCCCGCAGGTGCAGCACGTTCGTGCCGTCCCCGTCGTGCTGCTCCACCTCGCCGGTGACCCGCGTGACCGGATGCCGCACGTGCCCGCGGAAGCGGGACGACGCTGCGTGCAGCGCAGCCAGCAGCTGCGGATCGTCGACGCCCACCTTCAAGAACTTGTCCAGCTCGGCGGGCTCGGCCAGGAGCAGCGGCTCAGGCCCCGCCACCGTCGGCCGCCTTGTTCCTCGAGGAGGTGCGCGCCTTGTTGCGCGAGGCGCCCCGGGCCTTGGGCTTCGGCGCATCGTCGGGCAGCTGCACGTCCGTCACGGTCTCCCGCTCCGGCACAAGGTCAGCATCACTCAGGCCGAGCCGCTCAGCGTCGGCCTCGTTGTACTTGACCACGCTCTCGGCGCCCGACGCCGAGGTCACGCGGTACTTCTTCAGCGGGCCGCCCACGACGGCCACCTCCATTCGCTCGTCGACCGGAACCACGTCGGAGGGCGGGCCGCACGCCGCATGTTCTGCGCCGCACGGGCACCGCCCTCCGGCGGTCTGCCGTGTGAACAGCATTAGGGCGCCAGGATCCCGGCGGCCCGCAGCTTGGCCAGCAGGTCGTTGTGCGCGTTGCGCAGCACCGCCAGGTCTGTGACGACCTTGTCGAACTCCGCCTTTGTCGGGGTCGCCCCGGCCGCCGCGGTCGTGGTCATCGCCGCGGCGTTCGCCGAGGCGGCTGCCTGCCTGCCTTCGCGCGCCTTGCCAGCGCCTTCGTTCAGGTACGCCATGGTGTGCGCCTCCTATCAGGCGGTGAGGTCGACCTCGACGAACGCCGAGGGCTGCACGACGCCGAAGGCGGCCCTCATCTCGGCGAGGATCGCGACGAGGTTGCGGACGAAGAAGTCCAGGTGGGAGTCGGTCATTTGGATGGTGGCCTGCTCGCGGTCCCACAGGATGCTCTTGCGGAAGTCACCGACATAGCCGACGCCGGCGGGCACCGCCTCGGTCTCGATCACCGGCAGGCCCCACAGCACGGATGCCGAGCCGACGCCACCAGGACCGCCGAAGTAGAAGCGGCCTTCGTTGTCCTGGAGCAAGTCCACCGTCTCCAGGTCGGCCGGGTTGAGCAGGTACGCGTTTGCGATGCTGCGCCCGACGGTGCGCACCTTGGTCTTGGCCTTGCGCAGGGTGGTCAGGACGTTGGTGTCCCAGGCCTGCGCCTGCACGCCGCTGACGTTGCCGAGCCCTTCGAAGTTCTCGCCGGTGCCATCGCCGCCGATCATCTGGTCCTCGAGCTCCTCCTCCAGGCCGTAGCGGAGGAAAGCGTCGATGAGGGTACGTACCTGCGCCGCATCAGACAGGGCGCGCTTAGTGATCGGGATCCAGTGCGCGATCGTCTTGACCGGCGTGGTCACCTTCGCCGCGGCGAGGCCCGACTCGGGCTTGTAGCCGCCGCCCGCGACATTCACCAGCGCACCGGCCCCGCCGGGCGCGGTCGGCGCCGCCGAGGACGTCGCCTCGGCCACGGGCGCGGCCGCGTTCGTCACGGAGGTGACGCGTACGTACTCCACCGTGTCCGATGCGGTGGTGCCCGGGGTGACGACGTCGCGCAGCCGCAGCGGCCGCTGGAACGCGTCCAGTCCGACTTGGAGGCCGATCTGGTCGTTGGTCACCCAGGCGCCGCCGGAGGTGTCCGAGGCGCCCGTCACCAGCGACTTGAACCCGGCCATGCCGGACTGCACGCGCTGCTTCTGCCCGAAGGTCCCGTTCGGCGCCTGCTCGAGCAGGGCCTTGTACTCGGCCGAGTCCGTGAACGCCTCACCGATGCTCTTTTTGTCCGGCAGCTCGAACCCGGACGCTGTCCGCCGGCGTCCGTCGTCGTCGGTCTTGGCGTTCAGGGCGATGTCGTCGCCGAGGTCCGAGAGCGCCTTGCGCAGCTCGTCGTTCCCCTTGGCCTTCTCGATCTGGGCCTTCGCCTCGGTGGCCTTGGCCATGTGCTCGCGCAGCTGGCCGGACTCCTCGGGGGTGAAATCCCGGTCTTCGTCCTCGGCCTTCTTGGCGATGGCACGTGCCTCGGTGAGGTGGTGCTTCATCTGCCCGGCGAGGTCTTCCATCGTCAGGGTGGGCATGGGGTTGTCTCCTCAGTCCGTGAGCGAGGCCTCCAGCTCCAGGAGCTGGAGGTCGGTGCGCAGACGGGCAGAGGCGGCACCGGCCTTGGCGGCAGCGTCATCCGACGCGGCTTCGCGGGGGTCCGGCGTGGTCTCGTCCTCGGTGCTGCTGGTGGGGTTGTCGGTCGTGTCGGCCTCGCGTGTGGCGAGGGCCTTGGCGACGGCGGCCGCGACGCGAGCGTCGAGGTCGTCGTCGGAGGCGGGCTGTCCCTTGGCGGGCGGGGCGTCGACGGCGGCGGACGGCTGAGTGCCGTCGGTGGCCGGAACGTCCGGGCGGCCGGGCTGCTCGCTGCTCTTGCGGTTCTTCTCCGGATCGGCGCTCTTCAGCACCTGCCCGATCTCCTCGTAGGCCGTGGAGAGCTTTTCGAAGTTTTGCTGCGACAGGACTCGGCCGGCCTTCACCCCACGGGCGATCCCGGCGGCCTTCGCCGCGAGCAACTCCGTCTCTTGATTCGCACCCACCAGGCAAGGGCCGACCTCGTGCAGGGACAGCTTGCGCAACTCCCAGTAGCCGCCGTACCGGTGGTTGTCGTCGCGGACGTACGCCTCTTCGTCGACGTCGTAGGCGAAGCTGAACTGCGTGACCCTGCGGCCCTTGAGCAGGCGCGAGACCTGCGCGGCGGTGGGGTTGTCCTCGAGGTCGTCGATCTGCCCGACGACTTCCAGCCCGGCGAGCGTCTCGGTGGCCTTGACCACACGGCCGATGTGCGCGAATGGATCACCCCACTTGTGGCTCCAGATGACGGGGATGCTGTCGCCTTTCGCCGCCCATGCCGCGAGCGTCTCGGTGAACGCCCCGGCGCGGACCACGTCGCCCATGCTGTCCTCGTTGTCGAACACCGACACCAGGGCGGTGAACTCGCCGACCGCCAGGCCGTCGTCGGGACCGGCCGCCTTCACGCGGGCGGCGAAGTCTTTCGTACGCATGATCACTCCTCGCCGTAGGCGTAGGTCAGGTCGCAATTGCAGTTCGCGTTGTCCTTGGCGTCGCCGGTGGAATCGCCCGGCCAGCGCAGCCCGTTGGAGAAGGTCTCGCCCAGCGCGACGGTTTCGCCGTCCATCCGTGCGTGCTGCGGCCGCGGCTTGGATCCGGTGCGCCAGGTCTTGCGCACCAGCCCGGATGCGGAGGCCGCATCGTGGCCGCCGAAGGACCGCAGTTCGGTGGAGGCCGTGGCCGCCCGCACAACGGCGGCCGTGGCCCAGGACGTTGCCGCCGAGCGGAGCTGGTCTCGCCAGTCCTCGCCGCCGGTCTCCTGCACCTCGGCCACCGCGGTGCGCCCGGCGTCCTCGTGCAGCTCGGCGTGGGCCTCCGCGGCTGCTAGGCACCAGGCGAGCATCACTTCGGCGGACCAGCCCTCTGCGTCCGGGTTGTGCTCCTCGAGCACTTCCCACGCGCCGACCTGCGCCAGCCGGTAGCCGTGCTCCGCCAGGAGCGCGGTGAGCTGGGCCAGCCGGTCCTCGCTGCCCTGCGCCCACGCCTGCAGGAAGTCCGGCATGCCGTCCGCTTTCGCGCCGACGTCGGCCAGCAGCCGGTCGGCCTGCCGCTCGGTGAACGCCACGAGAGCGGACTCGAGCGCGTCGCGCTCCTCGTCGACGTCGCCGAGCTCGTCGGGCCGAGCGCTCTTCCGTCCGGTTCTGCGACGCCGGGACTTGGCCACGTCGCCCGGCTCCGGTGCGGTGTCGCGCGGGCTCGCGAGCCCGCCGGCCGTCACGTTCATGGGAGTGATGAGGTCGTCGCCGCCCTCAAGCGCGGGCAGGTTGTTGCGGGCGCGGATCTCGTTGCGCGTCATCCACGGCCCGCCCGTCGCCGTGCTCGCGGCCGCGGCCTGCTCTTCAAAGCTGCCGCGCATCTTGGCCTGGATGTTGAACTCGGCGTACACGCCTTCGGTGTCGTCCCCCAGGTCGGGAAGGATTTGCGCGGCGATCTCCTGCTCGAGCATCACCA